GTTGCACTTGCAGTAGGTATATTAAAAGTATGTGTTGATGTAGCACTTGAAATATTAAAATCAGTACCGCTTGAACCTGTTGCAAAAGTCTGCGTTAATGCAGTTAACCCATTTAAAGATGTGATACCTGTGTCAGTATCATTTGCACTTATTGTTCCACCACTTATTGTAATGTTAGTTCCTGCGGTAATTACACTACCATTCGCTGCTAATATTTGAGAAGCAGTACCACCTGATTTTATTAATGATGAAGCAGTTAAATTACCTGTAACCCTACCTGTGCCTGATACATCTAAAGTAAATGAAGGTGTATTATTACCAAGTCCTAATCTGTTGTTTGTATCATCCCAATAAAAGTTAGTATTATCCTGTGATAACGCACCTCCTGAACCTGAAAATAATACAGAACCTGTTGTTGAATTATTAACTTTATCACCAATAGAAATACCGCTTGTTGGCAACTGATTATTTATATTTTGTAATTCTATTCTATCGATATTAATAGTCAATGGGCTATTTTCAGAACTAACAATAAAATCCAAACTAAAAAAAGTAAAAGTTTGTGCTATTGGAACAGATATTAATTGCCAAGATGTGCTTGTATAATTAAATCCTGCTACATTATTTGCCTCAGGCGAACCATGCATCCAAATCCATTGTAATCCATAATTAGTTTCTGAAACCCTTAAATTTGCGTGTACACCTTCAAATTGACTTACTAATGGTCTTGAAAGTTTAATAGCAAATTTTAAGACAGAATAATTTCTACTATTCAAAGGTGTAGGTGGTGTAAATCTTATGTATTTACCTTGCTCAATACCCGAAAATGTAGCTAAAATAGATTTTGTACCAACATAAGGGTCAATTGTACTTGCATAGTTTATTGATGTAAGACCATTATTTGTTTTAGTCCACGTTTCTACATTCTCATCATAAATTAATTCACTTGAAATATTTGGAGTTGCAGAACCTGCATTAACAGTTATGTTTGTTAATTGTATTTGTGTTGCAGGGTCAACTTGTGGCTCAACAGGATTAGCAGATGGAGTACCTGTAATTAATACTACTGCACTACTTGTATTAACTGCAATAACATCAATTCTTGCATTAGTTGGGTCGGCAGCAGTTAAAGTTATTGTTGTGGCTGCGGTTGTGTACCTAATACCATTTAAAGAATATTGACAACTACTTACATTGAAAAGCAATCCTGTTCCACTCCAAGTTACAACACCTCCACTTATTATACCATCAGCACTTGTACCGAATATAGTACCAAAAGTAGTTGTTTTTAACTGACCTGTTGTAGCATCCCCAATAGGTATTAAATCTGAACTTTGCGGATTTAAATTAGTCGCTAACTGATTAATCTTTTTTGAATACATTATGTAGGTATTTGACAACGATTATTAATAGATGGTAACACTAAACTTATTGATGCTTTAACACCTGCTAAAACATCAGGCTCACTTTCAACAAATAAAACCATTGGTATGTTATCTCCAACAATCCACTCGTTTGCATTATTTCTTATCTGTGCAACAATATCTTGTGCAGTTAATATTTGGTCTGACATCACTTCCAATTCCTCTGTATTTTCAATCTGCCTATCCATAAAGTAAATACCAAAAGTATATTGAATCTGTTTAGCAGATATGCTTACATCCTCAATATTAAAAAACATTGCAGGGTAAGTAACCTCACCTTGCGAAAGATGGTCGTATACATCCCCATACAACACAAAATTAATTTGTGGGTGCAGGTTTCCGTAGTCCGTTATTTGCTTTACTATTTGGTTTAGTGTCATTTTTTTTACTTAAATAAACCTTTAACTTTTTTTGATTTTTGATGTTAGCCTCTTTACTCATTAACAACAATTTGGATTATTGCCTTGATATTTTTCTTCAAATGATTTAAAATCTCCGCAACATCCATCTTCTCCTAACCATATTGAAGCATTATAAGCATCCCTTTCAGGCTTTATTGCATCTATTCCACTTCCATAATTTGAATATAAAGGAAATTGAGCAATATTTTCTCTTAAATACTTAATCAATCTCTGCTTGTAAAATTCTGCCCTTGACTTGTAACGATTAGCCACATCAATCATATCCTGCATTGAAGGATATTCGCTATTATCTCCTGTCTTTCTCAACAATCCTTTGTTGTAAAACTGATAGCTAATCCCTTGCGGAAGTTCAGATAAAACAAAGTTTATTAAAGTATCTACAATGTAGTCATTTAATAAAGTTGTTTCTAATTGTGTCAAATTATTATTTGTGATTGCATCTTGCAACCTGTTGTATAATGCAGAGCCAAGTGCAGGTAAAATATAAATATCCTGTGCAGCCTTTATCTCTGGGAATACTAATTTCTCATCAAGATTATTATGCAATCCACTTCTATCTTTGATAGTATCAACCGATATGAATAGTACGTTTAAACTCATTTTATTTTCGTGTTACAATGTTCGATTTCCATTCGTGCCTACAAGATTCCAAATGTATGTTTGTATTTGGCTTTGTGTACCATCCACCCTTTCTATCCCATACAGAATACCCAAGCCTTGCACTTAATTGCTCAATTTCTGACCTGCTATAAAGTTTATCTGCCTTCATCATTTCTATACAAAATGGTCTTGATGTTGCTTTGTCAGCATCACTAAATCCAAATTTCCACTCATAAGAATATCTGATAAGCATTTCTCTTGTTATTGGTTTTATCTTCTCCAATATCTTACCCAAAGGCTCTGTTAGTATTCTTTCAACTTGAATGTTTGAATCAATTCCTTCCCCAATCTTAACATCTTTAATGTCCAAAAATCCTTTATCTACAAGATTTGATATAACCCTCTTGATTGAGCCTATTTCTTCTCCTAATGTGTCTGCAATGACTTCAGGTGTGATTCTTTTATCTTTGCTTATCAAGTCCAAGACATTTGCTTGTAGTTGTGTTACATCTGCAAAATTAGCCTCTTCAAATACTGACCTTTGCTTCCAAATGTTGTATTTACTTTTATCATCTCCAAATTCATATAAGCAGCTAAAATCTTCTGCAAAATTTTGTTGAATAGGTACTTTAGGTTGTTCGTATTTTGTGATGTCAATACCTGCTTTTTCAAGTAACCATTCTTTAGGTGCTATTTGTAACAATGTTTGCTCTGTCAACTCCATTCCAACAGGCTCACAAGGTATAATCTTTAAGTCCTCTGGATATCCTGCAAACCCTGCCAACATATTAAACACAGATTCTAATTCAATCTGTTTTGCATTAACGTAAGTGTTTTTAAAAATTTCATAGCCATCCCTCATTTCAGTCCTGCTACCTAACTTACCTGCTTCAGCTATACCAAAGATTGAAGGAGTAGTAATTTGATGACCGCTAAATATGTTAACTTGAATAAGTGAATCAACCCTTCCAAAATCTTCTTTAGTTAAATCTGATTGTCCTAAATCATCAACAATAGGCTTTCTTGAAGCATCATTAACAAAAGCTAACATATATTTTATGCCATCTGCTCCTGTGTATGTGTTCTTAAATTTATTATGTACAACCCTTTGTTCATCTGGAGAAGGCTCTCCGTTTGGTAAGGTAATTAACTTACTTGCACTAAACCCTGTTTTGGCATTGCCTAAAACGTGCTTACTAACCTCAATATCGGATTCAATATAGTTCAATGCCCCAAAGTAACCAGGCAAAGAATAAGCACCCTGATTGGGTCTATATTCTTTTACATAGTATATCTGTTTGCCAATAGGATTCTTTGGATTGAAGGCAGCATAAACTTGATATTTTTCATTTCTGTCTTTCCAATCCTCTTTATACCAATACTGCGTATTATCTTTATTTGTTCTGAATTTAGAATAATCGCAATGCCAAATTTCAGATATCTTACCAACACCCCAAATAATTTCTAAATAAGCACCTCCAAATAACTCAATATCTAAAGAAACTTTTCTTGTTAAATCATTTAAAGTTTCTGTTCTGTTAACTTTTTCAATAAACTGCTCACTACCAGACCACCCATTACCAGATATGTAGTGAACTTTACTTTTTACAATAGCATTATGCTTTGCTGACTTGTTAAATAACTCAATCAGGTAAGTAGGGTAATCGTTCTTCTCGCCATACTGAATATATCCTTCGCCTTTCTTCTCTTTATATTCAGGCTGCTTTGCTTCTGCAAATTGTATTATTTGAAAACTCATTGTCTAATTTTAAAAGTATCTGTCGTTTGATATGAAGTAAATATTGTGGCTGCTTCATTTAACATCATTATTCCACTTTCTAACATATTTAATCCTGTAGGATTTGTATTTGATGAACTTGCTTGTTCATAAATTTCATAAGTATATTGACCTATCAATGAAGTATTAAAATAAGTATTAGTAACTAAACTAAACTTATTATATCTATCTTTAAATAGGCTTATATCAGTATTATTCAACAAGACAAATTTAACTTCTGTATTTGTGCTTCTACTTCTAAACACAAAAAGGTAATTAGGATTTGTAAGCAATTCCTTTTCGGTTAAAGTTAAATACATAAATTGGGTAGCACCCTTTGTTAATTGTATCATCAACTATAAATGTCAATAGTTGAAGTATTTAACAAAAAAAATGCCCTACCAATTAAGGTAAGGCACTTCTATATATATTATTCAAACTAACCAGCAGTAGTTAGAACGGCTGCAACACCTGAAGCTACACTATGAGCCATTGCAGGTTCTTTACCTGTAAATGTCAAAGTATATCCACTTCTATCTCCTTCAGCAGTACCTGACTGACCAGAACCTGCGGTAACATCCATTCCCCTTGTCAATCCAAGATACCAGAAATTGCCATTGTTATCCTTAGCGACAACATCCAAAAGGTTTTTGGCAAGTAGCAAAATTTCATTTCTTGTATTAACTTGAAGTTTGTTAAGAATCAATGTCAATTCTTGTTGGTAGAAAATAGTTCCATTCTCAACAGATGAATTGATATTCTCAACAAATGAGGATGTGCCTTTTACGAGTTCGTATTTATAGAATCTCTTTCCTGCTGCCTTTGTAAGGGCAGTAATTACTCCACTTGCTTCTGTATACGATGTTATGTTAGATGCTTCAATGAAGTAAACCTCCGTTAAACCACCTAAAGAATCCCTACAATCAAGTGTGTAACCTTGTGTTAAAGCACACGCCATATTATTTAGTTTATAAAGTTATAAAAAGGGGAGTTTGACCTCCCCAATTAATTAGAGTTTAAATTCAACCCACTCATCTGGGAATGCAAAGTTTACACCCATCTTGAACTCACATACAAAACGAACTTCGTCTGCTTCTTTAGCATAGAAGATTTCAAATTTTTCTTCTTCGTTCAACAAATCTGTTCCCAAGAACATATTGCTCAAACGACAAGCATAAATTTTGTTTGTACCATTCAATCCACCAACTGCAATAACTTTTATTGAAGTACCCGGAAGGATGAACTCGCTATCTGCTTTTGCATCAATTTGATAATGGAAGTTTGCACTATTCTTTAGAGCAATAGTATAAGTTCTGAAAAGGTCTTGACCGCAGAAGATAGTCATATCATCTTTAGCAACAACCTTTGCAGGGATAGCCAAGTAAACTGCATCAAATACTGCAATTACGTTAGCAGAAGTGATTGAAGCAACTGGACCACCTGAAATGTAAGTTGATGTATTAGCAGCAATGATAGAAGCAGAAGCCTCCAATGAATGTCTAATAAATCCTTTGAACTTATTCAAGTTACCATCTGCACTCAACAAAGAACCCTGCCATATTGCAGTTTCAAGTTGTGCAGCTATTGTTGCAGCTTTCTTATCAGAATATTCTTGCTCAAAAGGAACTGAATCATACATACTTCCTGTTGGCAATGCCTTCTGAAGATATTTTGCTTCCAATGCTTTTGGACAAAGTGCTTCGTTCACTTTTACCTTGCCGATAACGACAGAACGCTGAGTGAAAGAAGTAGTTCCAGATGCGTTAAAACCGCAAGTACCACCTGCTTGAAAGAAAGCATCTGTGTCCATTACGTTGATGGTTTCTGAAGATTTAACTCCAACCATAACGTTGCCAGATGATTTAATCAATGCAGCAGTCTTTGCACCAAGTACAGAGTTTGTAACGAGCAATGCTTCGTTCTCTTTTGTGTAATCTGCGAGTGAGCCTACGCTAAATGCCATTGTATTTAATTTTTATTGTTTAAAATTGCGTTTCTATATTTATTAAGCCTATCAGCCTTAATATCATTTGTGCTTTCAAATTTAAAAGATTTTGGAGATGCTATTGGGTCAACAGAAGGAACTTTTGAAAACTCTTCCATCATTGCTACTACCAAACTAAATCCTTCTTTATTTTTAGCCTCTAATTCATTTACTTTATCTTGTAGCTTTTGATTAGCCTCAATCATTTCATTGATTTTAGCATCATAAGCAGAAGCCATTTCCTCAATCTTTTTATCATAATCTTTACTTTCAATCTCAACTTCAACCTCTGGTTGTTCTTGTTTTATTTCTGTGATAACACCATCAAGTGTTACAATGCTTGAACCATCAGCAAGTTTGTGTTCTGCATCAGGTGCTTTGCTTCCATCTTCTAAAGTTACCTGACCACCAACGGCAAGTTCAGATACCATAACCTTTGTTCCATCTTCCAAAACATATTCAGCCATTTCAACTTTCGTTTCTTTGACTTCTTCTTTTGGCTCTTCAACAGGCATATCTTCAAATAATGCCCTAATTTTTAAGATTGCGTCTTTTGCGTTCATAATTGTAAATGTTTATTTTATTTAATGTTTATCACTTAACTGATAGCAGAATATCTTTAATGCTATCTATTAATTGTGCTTCTTTTGTTTTAGCCTTTGAATATTCAAATATTCCCTCAACAGAAAACCCTTTGAAGTTTCCTTCCTTAATCATTTTCCATACCTCTTCATTCTCTACTTTAAAACTACCAAACCAACTACCATCAGGAGCATCTTCAAATCCTCTCATTGGTAATATTCCTCTATCAGTATCAGAAATAAAAGATTCAAACATTGTAATTCCGCTTACCTGCTGATTGCTATCGTGCATTAAGTTTACATTTGCTTGATATCCTTTCTTGAAAAACTTTTGAGCAATTTTAAAAATAGTGTCTTTGCTGAAAACCACATAATACTCACCATTAGTAGCATCATTGCGATAAATAGGAGAATCAGCCAACATAACAGGACCAGAGATAATTTGCTTATCTTCAGAAACGATTTGAAACTTAACATTTTCTTTAAACGCATTCCAATTTCTTTGTATTGCAGGTTTATCTACCAAAGCAATGAATGATACTTCAGCATCATCTTGCATATCTTCATTAATCATTAATTCGTAAATAGGTAATTCCATAACTATAAATGTTTAAAATATTATTATTTATCAATCAAACCTTGCTCTTTGTTGTATGGCTTTGATTCTTTGCTGATTAGATGTTACATCCGTTTCAACAACGTAGGCTTTAATTGCTTGATTTCCTAAAGCATTGATTGTTGATGAACTTAAATTTGTAGTTGCTGCTTGTGGGATTTGTGCTTGTAGTGGTGCAATAGCTGAAATAGATGGTATGCTTCCACCGCCTCCACCACCACCAGGTATTTGTGTTGCCTTTATTTGTCTAACTGCACCCAGACCTGAAGCCAATATTGTTGCTATTGATGCAACCTTTTGAATAGTACCAAATGGCTCTGGTATTGTAGTCTTGTTTCTTAATACCTCTGTAACACCCAAAAAAGTATTTATTAAAGCCTGACCAACTGCAAGTGTTTTACCTGCTGCAGTTTGCCTACCAATCAAATCAGACAATGCACCAAACGCATTACCTGTCATTGCATAAGCCTGTTGCTTTTGTTCTTCTGTTGCCTTAACTACTTGACCTTCTTGTTTTACTGCAGTAACATTAGCCATACTTGCTGCACCTCTCTTGCCTAACCTATCTAAAAAAGCATCATTATCTTTTACATCTTGTACTTTTTGTTCTTCCTTTGTTAAAGCATTAGCAAGTTTTACACCTTCTTCATAAAGTATATATACTTTTTGCCTTGCATCTAAATTATCTTTATACTTTTTTAAACTTGCATCAAGTTCTTGTTGTAACTCTAAAAGTCTTTTGTCCTTATCAGATAACCCAACTAAAGCTATTTGATTTCTAACCTGTTGTATTTGTTCTTCTACACTTAATACTTCATCCCTTCGTTTTTGTTCAATCTCTAATTCTTTTTTCCTCTTCTCTTCATTCTGTTTTAATAGTTCATCATTCTTCTTTTGATTTGATTCAGATTGTTTTTTATTTTCCTCTTCAACTCTTTTTGTTTCTGAAATCCTAAGAACTTCTTTTTCGTTCTGTAGTTCTCTAAATTTCTTTTGTTCTTCTTCGGTTAGTTCTCCTTTTGCTGATAGGGTTTTTCTTAGTACATTTAAATCATTTTCAATTAGTGTTGCACTTTCTTGATATATCTCTTTTTCTTTACCACCTTGTGCTTGTAATACTTTTATTCTTTGATTTATTGTTTCATTTCCTCTCGCAGTAGTTTTTTGTAACTTTTCAAGTTGCCTCTCTGCTTCACTTGTTATACCAACAAAATCAGTAATTGAGTTAACTAACTTACCAAAGAATTCTCCAACCCTTGCAAGACCAGGAATAAAATCTAATACTGCTTTTTTAACTTTTTCAAAGTTTGCTATTAGTAAACCTAAACCAATTACTAATAAACCAATACCTGTTCCACCTATTGCAGATTTAAGAGTATTGAATGCAGTTACTACAGTACGTTTTATTTCTCCTCCTAAATTTATAAAAGCATCTTTTGCTTCAACTAAATCTCCAATGCCTTGTGATAAAGCCATAGCAGATTGTACTTTTAACAAAGCCTTTTCAACATTTTTTGCCTCTCCACCAAATAGATTTATAGCACCTTGTGCAGCAGCAAATCCTGATGCAATACCTTGTACACTTTTTGCAACTGCAGGAAATATTGCAGCACTTCCTGCATAGTTTTTTGTTGCAGCAGTAGAATCTTCTATTGTATCTTTTAAAGCACCTATTTGTTTTCTTAATGCTAAAACTCTAGAATCTGTTGCACCAAATTCTTCACTTAAAGCAAGTGCTTGAAATTCAGCATCCTTAATAGCTTTTTTTACTTCTCCAAAAGTTTTAGCAATAGTTTCTGTACCGCCTATATTTATCTTAAAATTTAAATCTGCCATTTAGAAAATTTTTTGTATCACTTTAAGTAATTCCACTTTTGTTGTGGTATAATTCATTGGGTTATAATTTAGCACTTTGTTTATTCTGAATAGCACTCCATCTATCCAAACTACTTTACTAAAATTAAGTTGCAGGATATCCAAACTATCAAGTAATACTTGACAAGTTAATAGCTTACTATCTTTATCTGTTATTTCAGACATATAGTCGCTATAATAGGCACTAAATAAGTTAGTAGCAGGATATGATGTTGTACTAAAAAATACTTCAGAAGGTGCTCCAAAATTAATATCTGTGATAGGCACAAAACTTGAATTAAATTGTAAATGTCCTGCATAACCATAAGCAGTTAATGCACCAAGATTAGCACCTCCATTTTCTATTTTCCAACTTGTTCTACCTGTAATTTTTTGAGCTTGTAAAATCCTAATAACGAAATCCATTGTGTCCTCTTTGGCATTCTCATTTGATTTCTTATAAATAGCAGGGTAAACTTTATCAGTATCTTGTGCCTGAAATAATGGACTTGCTGCGAATATTACCTCTGTGCTACTTGTATTATTTACAAAATCAAATTCAGTATCGTATATCCTATCACCATATCCTTCATTAAATCTTTTTCGATAGTTCTCATTGTAGAAATCATTATCAGGTTTAAACTTAAATTGATAATATCTACTATTAATCTCACTCATTGGCTTGATACTCCAAGCCTTTGACCTGTCTACTTTGTTTGTCCAGTCGATTGTTGTGCCATCATAGAAATTAATATATGGCTTAATATTAAGTTTATTCTCATTAAATTGGTCATCATAAACATATAGGTTAAACATTTTACAAATACTTATAAAAAAATCTCTTTGAAATATACCTTTAGGAATTGTATCATTTATTATAATTTCCTCACCTAAATTAACTGCTTGTAATGAAGGTGTTGATTTAGTTACTTCAAAATTACCTCCTAATTGTTGCAATTGAGTTACATTGGAAGTTATGGTAACATAAAGTGTATCATTCTGATTAAATGTAATTCCATTTACACTTAAATCAACATTGAAAGGCATTGGTGTTGTAGGAACTGCAACAGTCTGTTCTTTTAATACTTGAGCATTTTTATACAAATATAATGTTGCCGTAGTACCTGCATTAGTATCGTTAATTATACCAAATATTCTACAATCAATCTCATCAAGCATTGGTGTAGCACTATTGTATGTAAATATATGATTTCCGTTAAAAGTAAAATCACCCAATGTTGATGGAGTAAAATGTATGTATTGTGGATTATTATAAATAGCAGGAGTAATATCTGCCTTTAATGCAGTATTTGTTAGTTTCTGTAATAGCTTCTGATTGCAAGGGATAACTAACCGCTTCATCAAGTCGGTTTCTAATAATGGAAAATCCCAAGTGTAATCTGTTCCTTCTATTATCTTTTCTAAATATTCCTTAACATACAAAGCAGGTTTAAAAGCCTTATATTGAAAGTCAACCTTATTTGTGCTTACACCTCCTGTGTCTATCAATGGATAATAAACACCTGAACCGCTAACTGTGTTCCAAGAAGTTGTTATGTTGTTAAATGTCCAATCCTCATCATAATCACTAAAATCTAAATCCTCTAATCTTTTATTTCCTAATTGAGATATGAATCCACCTAAATCACCATAAACTGAACATTGATATTCTATTGTTCCTGACTGATTAACGATTTCTAATAGCCTTATAACACCTTTAAATATCTGTATTTTATCAATAAGGATTCTACAATTAGCAACCTTTGATGCGTTAAAATTAGAGTTAACATTTGGCAAGGCATCATTTGTTACATTAGCATTGCCCAAATCAAAAACAAAACCAAATATCTTGTTATTCTTTGCAGTACCTACTAAAGTTATTGTCTTGCTGAATGATGTATTCTTTGCACCAAAGTCGTTAATGTCATCAATCGTATAAGTGAAATCAGTTGATATATCTTCAGTCAAATCAACCTGATAATTCTCAATATATATTTCTGTACTTATCATCTGTATTGACTATTTATATATTTTCCTACTTCAATATCCACCTCAAAATTAAATAGCTTATCACTTGATGCTAACTTATATTCGTAGTTAGTTGATGCTATCACACAAGGGAAATAACCAGATAATACCTCAATATAACAAATGCTTGAACCTACTAATTGAGCCAACCATTCATAATCATTCTCACTTACCCAATCAGATACCAACTTCATTCTGTCCTTATGCTGAATAGAATAGTTAAGAGTTGTTTCATTATACCTATTATAAGCATCTACATTTGACATACTGCTTCCAGATAACTGCCATTCACTCCTACGATAAGATGACCTTGTAAACTCTGTATTCCTTTTATTTACTAAAGCAAACTTCATCGTATCCCAACCGCCAAGCCTATTAAGAAAATGGATATTATATTGCCTGTATTTAGGATAACATACTTGTTTAACTTTTACTTTACTTGTAACAAAAGATGAGCCACCTGCTGAATAATTAATATAAAGATGATAGCCGTAAGTGTTTTCAGTAATCAATGTGCTTCCTGCAAAGGTGTTTATTGCTGCTGCCTGTAAGCTAAACAGATTAAACTCTCCAGACATTGTTAATGCTCCTGTAAAGGTTGATAAAACACTACCTGCCTCATTTACCACATCAATAGTTGCACTATATGTACCTCCTGTTGTCTTTCTAAAATAGGATATAAAGCATTGGTCTCCAAACTCCATTTCTATTTTATCAAAATCTCTATCTGTCAACCAATTATCAGAATAGTTTTCAACCAATAGATTCTCATAATAGTCATCTAATACCAAAGGAATGTCATTACC